ATGCAAGGAAAAACGGAAGAATTAACGAATGTGGGCCTACAGTCCTACGTTAAGGGACTGGGGCAGGAGGAGCGCGTGATGCTGAAGAATTACGTCGCTTTCAAGTTCCGTAAGAGTTACTTCACGGTGAATGAGAAGTTCTCTGGGCGGCAGAAGTTTTCTGCCACGGAGCTTCTTGCACTCCAACCAATCATCGCTAACGAGCTATGGAGGCAGTAGAGTTTTATCTTTGGGACGGTTCTGTGCGGTACCGCCTGAACGGTGAGGAGCGGACGCTGACTGAGAAGGACCGGGAGATTGTGGAGTTCGTGCTGGCGCAGCTTCGCCGGTTCTTCCCCGATGCTTACCAGGCATTGAGCGAGGAGTTCACGCTTTCGGAGCGTAACAAGTGGTGGTATGACTTCAAGCGGGTTGAGATGTTCATCCGCTGCAACTTCTCGGAGCACGACACGCTGAGCTTCGACATTCAGGACGGCATGCTGCACTTTGAGGATGTGAAGTGTCCGCTGAAGGGTGTCTGCCGTCATGAGGGTATTGTGTGCAAACCGAAGTTCAAGGTGCCGGTGTCGAAGGAGGAGAGCAGGGCTGCAGCCCTCTATTCTAAGGGGCTGACCGCAAATGAGATTGCCAAGGTGCTGGGCAAGGGCGTGAAGACGGTGAAGAACCAGCTGGGGAGCGCCGCGAAGCACCTGGGGCTGAGTAGGACCAGAGACCTAATAAAGATTTTCAGTGTTTATAATATTACGCTATGGGAGTAAGGAATGAGAAAAGCAGACTGTTCCACCAGTTGATCAGCGTGGTGGGCAGGAATTATGTGAACGAGGACGTTTGCCCTGCGCTTATTGATGAAGAGCGTCAGCGTGTGAACGAGATGGTGCAGCACATCAACAAAGCTGTGCTGGAAGCGATAGAGAGTCAGCCATACGTTTCTTCGAATGTGCTGATGCTGGCTACGGCCACCGTGGTCAGTACGGTGCTGAAGCTGGACTTCGACATGTGGAAGTCTGACAGTGAGACATTCCTGATAAGCTTGATTCACAGAGTCTGGTGGGGGGAAATGAAAGGCAGAGATATTGACTACAGCGACTTGCCTGAATAATTGGCCGCCCCGCCGCTACTATTGAAGTGAAGCTTTTAGATTGCCATATAAAGATACGAAATTGGCGGGGCGGTTTTTGATTTTGCCCCGGTCGGCCAAAGGGGTGGCGGTTTATAATCGGGTTCCGCCACCCGCCGGGGTTCTTTTTGAAACAACACTTTAAAAGCAATGCGATATGAGAACAGGAGATTTTGAGAAGGCCATCGAGACGCTGTGCGTACATGGCCTTGAGATTGACGAAATTAAGATGAAAGCCAACGGAGGCGGTCAGGTGTGGCAGGTGAATGGCCACACGGACACGCTGACTGTTGTGTGGGACGATTCTGGCAGGGCTTATTCTACGCCTAAAGACCAGGCTGTTGAGACATTCATTAAGATGGGAAGCGGTAAGGCTGTAGAAGGCCGGAGGCTAAAGCGAGACGCTGAGTTTGACCTTAAATTCGAGTGAGCCATGGTGACTATTGTACAGTACGCCCAAGAGGTGAAGAGGATGCGCGACCTTCAGACGCGATACTTCCAGACGCGCAGTTCCATCGTACTCGGTGGGGCCAAGAGCCAGGAGAAACGAGTTGATGACATTACCAACGAAATACTGTTAGCTCAATGAGAGTAGGTGAGAGAGTTGTCGTAGATGCTGCCGTCACGGGTGACGGCGTGCATCACAGCGGAGTCATCGAGGACATCTACGACTTCGCAAGGGCATCGTTCGTCGATGTGCATTTTGACGAGCCTACCCCATGGGGAACGTGGGGCACGACAGTTACTAACCTTGGAATGATCAGGAAGGAGGTGGCGGTATGATTGTATGTCACAGTTTCTTTTATAAGGCGCACCCCAAATATCTGTATGAAGCTGTTAGGATGATGCGCAGTGTGAATAACTGTTGCTTCTTCCGACATGGTGACTTCGATTCTTGGGTTGTGGAACTGCGGAGGGTTCTGCGGGAAACAACTGGTGGCCGTTTCGAGAAAAACGACATCCAACTGTCAAGAACAAATGGACAAGTCCAAATTGAAGTCAAGCATGGCATGGACTATGCGGCCAGAATCGATTATATCACCGTCGAGAAAGCTCTGACTCAGCGAATAATCGGAGGCGAGTTTATCAAACAGTGTCGTTTAGATCCTGAGGGGAACATGGTGTATAACGAAAAGGAGGAGTAATGAAATACAAAATTCAAAGAACAGATCATGCGAAGCTGACACAGGGCCTACTTCGTCTCTGTGTGATGATTGACAGTTCCTACTATCAGCCGTATGACACAAAGGAAGAATGTGTCAATTTGCTGAAAGCCATATATAATGAGGCAATGATAACAACGTTCTTACGTAGGAACAAGTGGGAGCCGTTAAATTCTGCTTATAACATTATAATGAAAGATACTATTTTATGTGTTGAAAGCATTTTTGGCAAACAGTATTTGACTTTTGAAATCAAAGAAACACAATGAGAGTATATGTCAGTGGAAAAATTGGCGAGGAGGTCATCAGTGAGGCCACCCGCCAGAAGTTTGCCCGGGCTGCGAAAATGCTTGAATCGCATGGAGGCCAGAAGAACACAGTGATAGACCCGGCATCGGAGTACATACAAATGTGCATTGAGACGCACTACTCGATGAAAGGCCAGAAGCCTTGGTATGATGAGACGCTTCTCTACATGCTTCATTGGCTCCAGACTTGTACCCATGTCTATATGCTGGCCGACTGGAAAGACTCGCCTGGTGCCACTGCCGAATACTGGTATGCGGTGGCAGCAAACCGCAGCATCTATTTCGAAAGTGAGAGGGATGCGCGTGCACATGCCCGCCGATGGTTCTGGGCGCACGCAAACGAGTATATCAATGACCACCGCCCTATTGATATAGTTCTGAATGAATTCGAGAACGAAGCCATTAAGAAAATTTGGCTACCGATAGAATGATATGAAACAGTTCATCCCCAAGGCAAAGAACAACAAGCACGACTACCCCGGACAGAGACAGCCGGTGGTGGCCGTGTGGCCCAGCGGCAAGGTGGCCGGCTTTTTCGACAGCATCACATTGGCTGTCGAGAAGTACGGCTTCAGTCGTGACGGCATCACAAATTGCTGCCGTGGCCGTCAGCGTCTTTGTGGCGGGTTGAACTGGTTCTATGAGAAAGACTACAAAGCCATTTACTTCAGTCAAGACACCGAGGCATTGAAGACTCCTGCCAGCGAGACCAGGAATGATAACGGCACTTTCAAGAAAGGCCATCACAATATGAAAGGCCGCAAGCGGAAGATGACGCCAGAGTTCCGGGAGAATCGTCGGTCGAATATGCTCCGTCAGCATGCAATGGGAGTGCTAAAGCATAAACCAGGACAGAATTATAAGCCAGTGGTGGAAGTGGAGACCGGGCGGGTTCTTCCCAGCGTCGGCCATGCCGCTGATGCCACTGGTTACACACGTGGCGGAATGCAACTGCTAATTCATGGCACGCACAAGGCCATGAAAACGGGTTATCACTATTGCCTGAAAAGCGTATGGGAAAAGATAAACCACAAAGTATGCTCTATGTAATAACGGGCATTAGCCGCCTGACTGGAGAGCGCGAGGTCATCAGCGGACGTCATACGGAGTCGACCACGCGGGAGATGCTGTGGAAGTGGCAGGACCGATTCTACAGGCAGCGGCGCCCGGCGTACACACGGCTGAAGATGGAACCAGCAGTAAGGGAGGGTAGCCTATGGTGACGGTATTTTGCCCGGCGGCGAAAGAAAATTATCTTTGCCGTCGGTTACTGTAAAAGCGAAATGATATGATACCAGTACAGAAAATCTATGACGCTACGAGGGGCGGCCTTGACATCATCCTGTGGATGTACCCGCAGGCGGCCGACTGTGTGGGCGTGAAGGGAAAGAAGTTCAAGGTGAGGGACGAGAAGACGCCGTCGGCGTGCCTCTATCAGCGTAAGTCAGAGAAATACGGCGACATCTGGGGCGTTACCGACTTTGGCGGCGAGGGGTGGCGGTCGGCCATCCAGCTCTACATGGAGGAGCACCGCCTGAGCCAGGACCGCTTCAACGAGGCGGTGCTGCAGATTGCCGCACAGTTCGACGTGCGCGACGAACTGGACAAGAGCGTGAACAAGGCCGACTTCACCGAGCGCGATGCCCGCGCCGACGAGCCGGACGGGCACCGCGACTTCGAGACAAAGGACTTCACGCCGGAGGAGCTGGCCGTGCTTGGGCCGAATGTGAAGCAGGAGCATGTGGAAGCCCTGCACTGGCATAGCGTAAAATGGTTCAGCTACACGAAGGACAGGAAGACGCGCATCCGCTACTCGAATGAGCACTACCCCATCTTCATGCGGGAGTGCGTGGTGAAGGAGGCCCGCACGCTGACCGACGGCCAGGAACAGGAGGAGGTGAAGTTCTACAAGGTGTATGAGCCGCTGAATCCGGACAAGGGCTACCGCTTCCAGTACTTCCCCGCCGGCGTGAAGCCCCAGAAGTACATCAACGGCCTGCGCGAGCTGATTAAGGCGAAGGATGCCTTCAACGCGAAGGAGCAGAAGGAATGGGAGGCCACGCACACCGACGAGCAGCCCTACAAGCCTCAGAAGCTGCGTGAGGCCTTCATCTGTAGTGGTGAGCGCGATGCGCTGTGCTGCCGTAGCCTGGGCTACATGCCGCTGTGGTTCAACAGCGAGAACTACCACCTGGCCGATGATGAAGTGCGCGAGATCATGCAGCACGTCGAGACGCTCTACAATATCCCTGACATTGACGAAACGGGGGTGCGCAAGGGCACCGAGTTGGCGCTTCGTTTCATTGATGTCAGGACTGTGTGGCTGCCCGACTGGTTGTCGAAATACCGCGACAACCGGGGCAAGCCGCGCAAGGATCTGCGCGACTGGATGGAGCTGCGCCACACGAAGAAGGAATTCAAGTTCCTCATGCAGATGGCCATGCCTGCCCGGTTCTGGAAAACCACCACGAACAAGAAGACCGGCGAGACGCGCCACTCCATCGACACCGCCTGTCTGTACAATTTCCTGAAGCTAAACGGATTCTATGCCCTGCACGATGACAACCAGAAAGACACCCGCTACGTGAAGATAGACGGCTACATCGTGCGAAGCGTCACGCCCAAGGACATCCGCGAGTTCGTGCGCCAATGGGTCATCAGCGAGGTGCGCGACCTCTCTGTGCTTAACCTGGTGTTAGACACGCCCAAACTGAGTGCCGGTATGCTGGAGAGCATCGACGAGGTGACGCTCGACTTTACATCGTTTGACGCCCGCTCGCAGCTGTTCTTCTTTCCCAACGTTTGCGTTAAGGCCAGCGGCCAGAAGCTTGACCCCATCAAGAAAGCGGAGTTCAAGTTCCAGAACTATGTGTGGGAGGAGAACGTCATCGGCCACGACTTCAGGCTGCTCGACGATTTCTTCACCATTACCAGGACTATCGACGAGGACGGCCAGCCCCGCTTCTCCATCACCATCCACAAGGTGGGGTCGAACCTGATGGGCTACGTCATCAACAGTTCGCGGCTCTTCTGGCGCAAGGAGATGGAGCAGCGCTTCGAAGACCGCGGCTACGACGAGAAGCGCGTCTATGCCGAGCAGCACCGCTTCGACATTGCCGGTGAGGGCCTGACCGCCGACGAGATAGCGGAGCAGCAGCAGAACCTCATTAACAAGATATTCACTCTCGGCTACATGCTGCATCACTATAAGAGTCCTTCACGTGCCTGGGCGCCAATGGCCATGGACAACAAGATTGGCGAGGACAATGAGTGCAACGGCCGTTCGGGAAAGTCATTCTTCTTCAAGGTGCTCTCGCTGCTGATGAAGACGGTGAAACTCTCAGGACGCAACCCCAAGCTGATGGACAACCCCCACGTGTTCGACCAGGTGACGCAGCACACGCAGATGCTGCTCGTCGACGACTGCGACCGCTACCTGAATACCGGCCTGTTCTACGACAACATCACAAGCGACATGACCGTGAACCCGAAGAACAACCAGAGCTTTACCATTCCCTTCGAGGAAAGCCCCAAGATAGCCTTTACCACCAACTACGTGCCAGCCGACTTCGACCCGTCGAGCGAGGCGCGTTTGTTGTATATGGTATTCTCTGACTACTACCACCAGAAGACCGAGGACAACGACTACCACGAAAGCCGCTCCATCCGCGATGATTTCAATAAGGATCTCTTCAGCCGGACATACTCCGAGGAGGAATGGAACCAGGACCTGAACTTCATCCTGCAGTGCGTGAAGTTCTATCTTTCGGTGAGCGAGGAGCCGGTGAAGCTGCTGCCGCCGATGACCAACATCATCAGGCGCAAGTATAAGGCCGACATGGGCGCGAACTTTGAGGACTGGGCTAATTCATACTTCTCGGAGGAGAGTGGCCGTCTGGATGCCTTCGTGGTGCGCGAGCGTGCCTTCAGCGACTACAAGACGGCCAGTGGCAGCGGCAAGCTGACCATGCAGGGCTTCACCAAGAAGCTGCGCTCCTTCGTGGAGCTGTGCCCATGGGTGAGCGAGATGAACCCGAAGGAGTACCAGAACTCGCAGGGGCGCATCATACGCCGCGAGGACGGCGGTGCTCCTGGCAGTAACCCGGTGGAGATGATCTATCTTAAAAAGAAAGCCGTGGAAGCCGCCAGAGTAATCTCAGAAACGGAACTGTGGGCGAAAGAGCACGATGGGGAACCCTTTACATAATGTGCATTGTTTTCCTTTTTCCTCCCTCCAAATAAGTACGCAAAAAGGCAATTTAAATATGGTGCAAAGGTAATCATTTTCCCTGAGATACGCAAACTTTTTGGCAATTATTTTGGCAGCAGAGTTACATTTTTTTGTGGCTCTGCTGCCTCTCTCTCCGCGCCCCATGGGCGACCAGTGGCCACGCCTGGTGACTGTCACCCCACCGGCTTCATGCCGACGGCCACGCCCTGCCTCTTCCCTTCCCATCTCTTTTTTATACAAAACTTTCGTAACTTTGTAACAGATGTCGGAGAGAGTGACGAAAAGTAAGGTAGAAAAGGAGTTTGGAAGGGGTCGGCGGGTGTTACAAAGTTACGTTACAAACCTGTTACGAAATTTCCAAGTTTGTAACAGAAGCCAGTTTGTAACGCGCCGTTTTAACGGAATTTTGCAGAAAAACGCCAGTGTTACAAACCCAATTTGGCCGATATTTTTGTAACGGAAGTTTGTACCGTTGACAAAGTTACTGAGTTACAAACGATTAGGCCGTTACAAAGTCCCTGTTACAAAATTACACCTTTTTCGGACAGAATTATATCAGCCTTAGGAAGCTAAAAAAGTCAATTATAGTTAGATTTTTCCTATTTTAGCGGTTCTTTTACGGAAAAATCACTAACTTTGCACCATCTTTACCATCATGAAGCATGAGCCAATTTGTTATCTACGTTGAACTAAAACCTTTCATCCGCCAGTGGGCCGTCCATCATTTCGGTTGTCCCGTGGTGTTCCCGCCTCAGTCGGTGGGCAATGCCCGCATCGTGGCCGTGCTGCGCAAGCGGCCCGACGGCGTGGGCCCGGATGTGGCCGCCGACGGACTGACGCCCGTCTGCATCCCCCACTCCAAACAGAAGGATCCTGAGTCGTGGAACTACGTCACGCCCTCCGGCAAGCGTTTCATTGCCGAGTACATCGAGGCGCTTTTCAAGGACAATCTCTACAGCGAGTTCAAGGAGATGTGCGACCAGGACTCGAAGCTGCAGACGGCGGCCTACGCTTGGTGCGAGATGCACGGCGTGTCGATAGACTATGCCGACACCATCCGCCAGCGGTTCTACCGCGAGCGCGAGCGTCTTCTGGCCTGTGGGGTCGATATGAGGAAGCGGAGCCGCACGAAAACAGACAATAAAAGTTAAAACCGGGCGAAAATCATCCCATAAAGACCACCGCTTTCGTACACGCGCGAACATTTATAAACAGTTAAGAACAATTAAGAACAATTATGAACAGTCCCCGTAATGTCATTGCCATCGACCGCGTATCGGTCTCGTCACTCACAGGTTTTATCCGTGTTGGTACCAACAGCGTAAAGGTGGCCAACGATGTTCATTGGCAGTCGCTCGTCATAAAAGTGCCTGCGCGCCTTACTATCAGCGACAAGGTAGAGGATGGTGTGCGATTGCACACTGCACAATTGGTGTTCCGCACGTGTGAAGATTATGACGATGGTGGCCGCTGGGTGTATCGTTGCCACACCGCCGACGGTCGCAAATACCTCATTGGAAGCGATGCGCGTCCCTATCCAGTTGGTACTGTTACAAAGAACCACCCAGATAATATGACTGACTCACAACTGGATGAAGTGACTGTGACTTGGACTTCCAGTCAAAGAATCCCCATTATTATAGGGTAGCGGGTAGTTTTACTTTGGCAACTTCATTTCTACCTTTGCCGAAAATCGAAGGCAGAAATGAAGAAATACGACCTTTATCTCACTGGTACCGTTGGCGGCTGGGGCATCTCGGCTGACTTCGTGAAGTACATCCTGGATAAGAAAAAGGATCAGCCCGTCGATGTGGCCATCTGCTCTTTAGGTGGCTATGTTGATACCGGGCTGCAGATTTATGAGCTGTTCAAGAACCACGGACAGGTGACGTGCCACTTCATTGGCATGTCGGCCAGTAGCGCCACCTTCATGGCCATGGGTGCCAAGACGGTGAAGATGTCGAAGAATGCGCTCATCCTCATTCACAATGCCATGGGCTGGGTTGACTCATGGGGGCAGTACAACAAAGAGCAGATTGACGAACTGGTGAAGAAACTACAGTTCACCCGCTCCCAGCTGAACACCGTCGACGATGTTCTGGCTGAAATCTATGCCGAGAAGAGCGGAAAGTCTGCCGACGATGTGAAAGCAAAGATGAAGGTCGCCGCCTGGATTAAAGCCAGCGAAGCCAAGGACTTCGGACTCGTTGACGAAATCTTCGAGGCCGAGAAGGTGCAGGACCAGGTACAGAATCGCATTACCAATTCACTGATTAAGGATATGGGTCTACCAGCCTTGCCCCGTGGGTTCAATCCCGAGACGGGCGAGGAGAATCCAACCGCAGGCGTTCTCCAAAAGGTCGTGGAGATGCTGAAAGGCCTCATTCCAGAACCCTCGACCAATAAACTTCAAAACAAGATGATCAAAGTGTTTACTGCCGTGATGGCCTTGCTGGCCATCAAGGACGGCTTCAAGCCGGATGAGCAGGGCAACGTCGTGCTGACGCAGGACCAGCTGAAGACCATCGACGATGAGCTGAAGAAGCAGACCGATGCCTGTAACGAGGCAGCCAAGACGCTGAAGGCTCAGAAGGAGAAGATTCAGAAGCTGGAGAACGACCTGAAGGACCGCGACGATCAGATCAAGAATCTGAAGGGTGCCCCTGCCCAGGAGAGTGAGGAAACGGTGGACGACGCTAACGTTGTTAGCGCTGCCACTGAATTGTTTAACACCATTAAGGATGCTCTGTAAGCTATGGCAAAACCCGCAACCGCAGTGGATCCCCAGACCACTTTCACTCCTGCGGAACTCTCTCAGAGTTTCCAGCAGTACCGCACAGAGCTTATCGTGATGCCCATGTTTGCCATGCAGGCTGCACTGCAGCACATGACAACTCGCACTGGCATCCGCTATAAGCAGCACGTGCATGAGATGAAGGGCAACTTCGAGATTGGCCCTTACGACAAGTACAAGATGGGCAACGGTGCCATGGCCATCGTGCAGCGCACGCTGGAAACCTACTTCGGTAACTGTATCGAGCCTATCGATCCTAACAGTATCGTCCAGAGCCTGTGGGGCAGTGACATCACCAAGGGTGACGGTCTGAAGAACGTGCCCTGGGTGAAGCGCGTCTGCGCCTACATCATGGCACAGCTGGGCGAGAAGCTCTTCATGGAGATGTGGGATGCCGAACGCGATGAAAACGGCACCACCACCCACGATCTCTTCAACGGCTTCCGCACCATCGAGGAAGCCGAGATTGCTGCCGACAAGATGTCGCAGGAGATAGGCAACCTGTACTACCTGCCCGAGGCCTTCACCGCCGAGAACACTGAAGACCTCCTGAAGGACTGGTTCTTTGGCGTTGGCTCATGGAAGGGCATTGGCCCCAAGCTGCGTAAGCAGCGCCTGAAGCTCTTCATGAGCGACCGCACCAAGCACTTCTACGAGGAGTCTTACCAGAAGAACCACGGCTCTCTTCCATATAACCAGCAGTACCAGAAGGCATCGCTGGAGGGAGCACCGAATGTGGAGTTCGTGCCACTGGCCAACGTGCCCGACAATTACTTGTCGCTCACACCGCGTACCAACATCCTCTCGCTCTGGAACCAAAAGGGACAGGATGAGTCGTTCCTGGTCGAGAAGTCTCTGACCTCTCACTATGACCTGGACTTCATTGCAAACCTCTTCTATGGCGAGCAGTACCTGAGCATCAATCCTGAGATGCTGAATGTCGTGCGCTTCTTCACCGCCGTCACCACCACTACGGGTAAGAACCCGAAGACGGAAGGCTGGTTTGTGCAGAGCGGCACCAAGTACGTGAAGACTACTGACACTACGCCGCAGCAGGGTACCACCTACTACACGCGTTGATCTCTAATTAATGGGTCGGCGGCTAATTGGATTAAAATGCGTCGGGGTCGCCGCCCATACTTTGTAATAACTTAATACGAACTTAATACAATTAGACATTATGCCTGATACTGCAAAAGTGCGCTGCTCTGACGATGCCGCCCTCTATGGCGACATAGAGTTCTGCATGGGCGACAAGTCGCTGCCTGGCACGCGCAACCATGCCTACTATATCCCACGCCGCGACATCGTGACGTTCCCACGTCCGGCTGCATCACCTGCAAGCCTTGATGCCGTTGCTGTGATACCCAGTACGTCCTCTTTTGTACTGGCCGCAGACAAGAAGTGGTTCCGCATTGACCTCGTTCCCAACGAGAGCGAGCCTGAATGTGAAAACCAGGGATCGTATGGTTCCAAGACGTTCTTGAATAAAATAACGCTCGTTCTGCCTGGTACTGGCAAGAAGGTCACTGGCCTTATCTCCCAACTGAACAACGATGACGTGGTTATCATCGTTCCCATGGCCGACGGCAAATGCCGCTTGTTCGGTTCTCCTGCTTATCAAGCAGAGCTCTCACTTAAACAAGCCTACGGCAAGGCTGCCACCGATGCCAACACCACGACTATCGAGGTGAGCGTCACCGATGAGTTTGCCGCTCCGTTCTACGAGGGCAACATCGTGACGGCCTACGGTACCATCAACGGTGCCACCGATGAACTGGTTACCACTTAACCCTTCTCATTTCGCACATGCTTTCATGGTGACCGTGGGGCGGCCCGCTTCAACAGCGTTGCCGCCCCACCACTTTTTTATTAACAGTGAAGAAATATGATTGACCCAAAGTTTACAGAACAAATCGCGAAGTGGTTGCAGAGCGACCACACATCGCCAGAGGCCATTGCAGCCGGAGCCATGCTGCTGCTCCAGCTTAACCGCGACCAAGCCATGTACCAGCGCATCATGCGACGCAAGGAGCGCGAGCTTGCTTTCCTGGAGTACAAGTTGCGCCGGTTCCTGCAGATGCGTCAGGACGGCCAGACCATCAAGGATGTGGTGAAGCTCGACAGCGAGATTACCCCACACATACAGGCGGTCATCAATGCCGAGCCTATTCCCGTAGAGGAAAAGGCGGAACTGCTGCCAGTGCCGCAGCCACCCGAAAAGGATGGCGGCAACGAGATGTATATCCGCAAGGGCATCCGACCCGACCACGACCGTCTGCCCGAGAAGATTCAAGCCCTTTGGCCCAAGAATGCCGAGCGGTGGAAGAAAATCAAGCAGACCTTTGAGACGCTGAAGACGCTCACCGAGCCGTGCGACCGCTACGAACACCTGAAGGTGCTCAAAGAGACCTGGTATAAGTACAAGGATGACATGGCCCGCTACGACGATTTTCGGCTGACCGCTGACACGGCCACAGTTCCCGATGCGCCAGCTTCGGGCGAAACCCTCACACCTGAACAGGAGAAAGAACTGGCTAATGCCGACAGCTACATCTCGAAGAATATGCCCCAGTTGCTCCAGCTGGTAGCCGCCGCAAAGGAGGAGCAATTCAACGAGGAGCAGAAAAAGCAGCTGGAGAGTCTGCGCAGTCGTGTTCAGCAGCGCGTCGATGTGCTGCTGAAGTATGGCCGCACGCTCACTGATGAGCGCCGCGAGCAGCTGCTGAGTGCCGACATCAAAGTGACAGTCGAACCTGAAACCTCTCAGGAGAATGAGCAAGGGCAAGAGTCCGAGTGAAATCCTGCGTCCTATGGCCACGTACCCGCTGCAGTCGCATCTGGGGCGTGGCCTTCATACGCTGGGGCTGTTGGGCTGGATCCTGGAACAGACCGGGCCAGCCGATGTGTATGTCAGCACCTTCTCTACGAGTGATGCCTTCCTCCGTGGTTTCCACAACCTCAGAAAGAAAGAACTGGTGCAGAAATCGGTGCTGCTGGCCGACCTGAAAGCATCGAAGAAAACATACCGCCTCTATAAGGAGATGCAAGTGACAGTCATCTCCAGCCAGAACCAGACGTATGGCGACCGCGCCGAGTGTACGCTGGTCACCACCGCACAAGAGGTGTTTTATCAGCAATACAGCGGCTTCCGTGACCTCGTTGACAACAATTCTATTCAGCTCAATGGACTATTCCAGCGACTTACTGACCAAAATACAAGACCTCTCCAGTCATTTGACGCCCCTACCGGAGATTTCAGCATTATTGGATATTGACGAGAAGGAGCTGCACGACGATGTGAACACGCCGGGCAACCCTGCCCGCCGTGCCTTCCTGAAGGGCTACGCCGATACCGCCCTGAAGCTGCGCAAGCAGAACCTGGAACTGGTGGATGCCGGCAGCCCCGCCGCCGACGAAGCCTGCCGGGGCTACCTGAGAAGAATGATCCGCGACATTGACCTATGAGTGTTCCTGTCAACATAGACGCCTACAGCGAGTACCTGCCCCAGGACTCCGTTGAGCTGCGCCGCCAGCTGGTGCCCGAGGACACCATCTTGCGCGTCGAGCGGCTGCGCGAGCTGAGTGCCTATTGGCGCTCATATCCCAGCACCTCGCCCAAGGAGCTGGTGAGCCGCTGCATGCAGCTCTTCCAGGTGGGCAAGAGCCAGGCGTATGATGACATCCACCTACTGAAGATTCTCATAGGCAATCTGGAAGCCACGACGAAGGAGTTTGCCCGTTGGCGCGTAAACCAGATGATTGAGGAAGACCGGCAGGCCGCCCGCCGCGATGGTGACTGGAGGGCGGTGGCCTCGATGCAGAAAAACTACATCCTGAATAACCAGACGGACAAGCCCGACACGCCCGACATGGCCTTCGAGAAGATCGTGCCGCTGCAGATAGAGCCGACGGATGATCCGAGCGTGCTGGGCATCAAGGTGCCAAAGAATCTGCGTGCACGGCGTGATAAGCTCATCAAGCAATACTCACGCGACGAAGAGTTTACAGACTACCAGGAAGTGCCGACCGATGACAAGGAGGAAAAGTGATGGCCGAGAAACAGAAGCAGTACTTCAACGACGCACAGCTCTACCCGCTGTATATGTCACCCCGCGACTTAGTGTGTGAAATGGGGCGTGGTACCGGCAAAGGCCTCATTGATGCTACTCGCGAGATACAGGTGTTCCAGTACATGCCTGGCTCATGTACCGGCTTCGTCTCTCCATCCTATAAGAAGTGCCTCACGAACACGCTGCCATCGCTCCTGGTGCACTGGGAGCGGTGGGGATACAAGCGCGACGTTCACTATACCGTGGGAAAGAAACCATGGAAGGCTCTGAAATGGAAAGACCCCATCTTCACCCCTCAGAACTGGGAGAACTGCATAGGCTTTTATAATGGCAGTGTCTGCCAGATCATCAGCCAGGACCGCGACGGAGCGAGCAACGGACTGTCGGTCGACCATATCATCATAGACGAAGCGAAGTTCGTGGACTTTGAGAAGCTGAAGAATGAAACCTTCCAGACCAACCGAGGCAATGAGATGTACTTCAAGAACTGCCACCTGCACCACGGACTGACCATCACCTGTGACACGGCAACGACGAAGAAAGGCTCATGGTTCATGAACTACGAAGAGCGTATGGACAAAGAGCTGGTGAAGGTCATCGAGGGGCTGGTGTACCAGAAATGGCAGTACCAACAGCGCATGAAGCAGCACCCGGAGCGGCATAAATACTATCAGGATGAAATCAAGAAGCTGGACCGTGACTTGTTCCTGCTCCGGAAGAACTGCCTGCTCTATTGCCGGTACTCCAGCATCTACAATTTGGCGGTGCTGGGCGAGGACTTCATCCGGCGTATGAAGCGCGACCTGCCGGCACTGACGTTTGCCACAAGCATCATGTGCAAGCACATCGGTATACTGCGTGATGGTTTCTACGGTTCCATGCGGGAGAGCATCAACCTCTATACCGCCCCGAACACTTCAAAGCTTGCACTCCAAAACGTAGGAAAACTGGAGGATGACAGTCGCCTCGATGCTGACTGTGACCCCAATGCACCGCTGATAATAGCATTCGATGCTAACACTATGATTAACTGGCTTGTGGTAGGACAGGTGGGCATCGACAGCAAACTGTACGTATTGAAGTCGTTCTATGTCAAATACGACACGCTCGACACGTTGGTCAGCATCTTCAATACTTATTACAAGTGGCACAAGAACCGTCAGGTGTTCTTTGTATTCGACAGCACCTTCAAGGGTCAGGGCTTCGCGGCAAACAACAATGAAGATTTCTACATTCTCATCGAAAGGCTCCTTCTTTCTGCCGGATGGGTGGTGGAACAGGCGTTCGTAGGCAATCCTATGAACCATGTGGACAAATATCATCTCATCAATCGTATGCTTGTTGGAAAGGCGTCGCACCAGGTGTTCATCAACCGTGACAACAACCCGGATCTGCTCCTCAGCATCACGACAGCGGCCATCTATAACGAGCATAAAGACAAGCGCGGCGAGAAGCTGGCCGAGACAGAGGAGGATAAACTGGAAGCCCGCACCGACGGTTCCGACGCTTTCGACACCCTCTGCATCGGCGTGGAGAAATTCATCCCAGCCTACGCCCTGCAACCCTCCACAGGATTCACCTCTTATTTCGGGGGCTGACCATCTTACACTACTTCATCTATCTATGTAGATTTCAGGATAACTCACAGTTGAACATTTAAGGTTGATGCAGGCGGCAGCAGTGATGCTCCCGTCTGCTTTTCGTATATTGGTACCCTGCCAAGGCTCATTTTATGCGGTTCTGCTTGCCTGACTGCCTTTGTTTTTGTATCGCGCCCACCGTACCCCGCCCAACCCTGGGCCGCTCGCTTTGCTCATGCCCGGGGAACGGTGGGCGCGATTTCTCTCCCATGGTTGTGACTGTCTGGGTGTGTTCCCATCGTCTTTTGAAAATCTGACCTCTGTGGGTGGTGGTCGCCCATGGGCGCGGTGGTGTCCCGGCTTCCTGTGGCATTATTGGAATGGCTTCTACCGCAAACGGCTCTCTTTTGCCATGGTATGACTGCCCTGTGATGTTCCCTTTTTGTGTCGGTCGTAGGCAAGGCCGGGTGTGGAGATGGATGTCTGATATGTGTCATGTCGTTGCCCATGGCACTTGTTGCTCTTCCCTTGCTGGGCTTCATCATTTTTACTTTGCAAAGTTAGCGCAGGCGGCATTCTGCAAGGTGTTGTCTCGAAAATTTTTCAAGGATTTTGGGGTGCAGTTGCTCCTATTCCAAAATCCCAAGGCCAGGGCTTGAAAATTTTTCGGCCAAACCTTGCATTTCCATGCCTTCTCCCTGCTGCTCCTATATGCACGTAAAAATTGAAAAGCCCGCAGGGGCACAAGTTAAACCATTCAAACAACGAACAATTATGACACACTCAGTTCAGACATCCATCTTTTCCCACACCCGCCTGTATGCCAACCACTACTATACAAGCAACATCTACCAGGTAGTCATCAACACCGAGGACGGCGAGAGCTACGAATATGAAGTAGAAGCCGACAGTTTCCACGATGCCACCGAGAAAGCCGAGCAGTATGCCTACAGCCTGGGCGTTGACATCACCTTCATCGAGGTCTACCTTTTCAATTCTGAATGTATCACCCTTTAATAACAATCACAACTATGGAAGAGAGAATGATTATCGTCAGTCAGGTCAAGTCGAACCGCAGCGAATTTATGGTTTGGCAGGTATCCATCAACAATGAGCAGCTGGGAATGCAACACTGCACCAGTCCGCTGAAAGCCCTACGTTACTGCTTCATCCTGAAAAAGCAGATGGGCGTGAAGATAGCCCCCGAAACTATCGAGTACCTCCAGAAGGAGATTGCGAAGCTGAAGGAGGCCGAGGAAAAGAAGAAAGTTGCAGAGTGTGTCGAGATGGAAGAGTCGTCGGCCTCAGTGCGGCAGTTTAAGGATCTCAAGGCCAAGCATCCCGACGCGCTGTTGCTTTTCCGCGAAGAAGACTTCTATACGGCCTACTCGCAGGATGCTGAAGAGATGAGCGAGATTCTGGGTATTGTCATCACGAAGAAAGGCCGTCGCAACACCGCATCGTTTCCACAGCATGCACTTGACACGTATCTGCCCAAGCTGGTTGCCGCTGGTAAGCGAATCGCCATCTGTGAACCGTCAACGGAGGCTGCCGCATAGGTGGCCTCTTTCATTTGTTTCACCTCAAAGCCCTGAAGCCATGTTGAAGTATGCATTGTTTGAGTACATCCCGAAGCGGTTCCTGCACCGTGCATCGTTTGAGCAGCAGGACGTCAGCCGCATGATCCTCGGATTCAAGGACGGTCGTAACGTCTATAGCCGGTGGGCAGCACGTCTGTTTGCCAAGGCGCTTGCCGCTACAGATATGTCAGAGGTTGTCATCGTATGTATTCCGGCAAGCACGACGGCTGCGCACGTCAGACGTTGGAAGCGGTTCTCCAGTGAGCTGTGCAGACTGACAGGCGCAGTCAATGGCTTCGACCGCGTACAGGTGAGCGGCTCGCGCAAACGGGCACACGTCACTGGAGATTATGAGCTTTGCACCAACATCAAGCATTACGTGCATATCGACGCTGACTGGTTCAGAGGTAAGAAAGTGTTGGTCATCGACGATATTTATACGACTGGCCAGTCATCCAGTGCGTTCATCGACGCAATGCAAGCCGTTGGTGCCGACGTGCTGGGAGCACTGTTCCTTGGCAGGACAAGACTTTTCCGCAAATCGGATAGATATTAAGCAGATTTGAGTCTGCTTAATTTGTAGGGCAGATAAAACTATGGCTTTTTGTTCCTTTTTATCTGCCCTTTGATGTTTTCGCCTACTCGGCGAATGATGCTTATGGCCTTGATGGCCATCGGTGTTTTCTGCTATTCGCAGACGGATGCTTATGCCTTTCGGCATGTGGTGTTTTCGCTTATTCAGCGATTGATGCTTATGCCTTTCGGCATGTGGTGTTTTCGCTTATTCAGCGATGGATGCTTATGCCTTGCGGCATCTTTGACTTCTTCGGCTATGCGCCGACTTAATGCTTATGGCCTTGCGGCCATCTTCTTTCCCGCCCTCGAACCCCTGCGCACCTGAACACTCATACTGCAACACTGGCGGCTGTCACCTCCAGAGTTATTCGTGTTCGTCAAACAGGACGCGCACCATGGCACCCGCCCCGCAATCCTGCACTCGTTGCGCTCCGTTGCACATGAGCCGGATGAAGAGCCTAATCGGCTGCAAGGTGGTGGTTCGCATCGAAGAGAGTATGACTGTTGTCACGCAAGCTTAGATAACATTCATACACACATCGATGACGTGCCAGGGCACCACCGCCACTTTGCAGCCAGGCACTTCATTCGGCTGATGCTCCACTTCTCTCCACGGTTCCGGATATGCTGGGGCTGGGTGTCATAGTGCCACCCCGTTTGTACGGCCGTTAGCCGTAAAGGTGCTTGCCTGGATGTTTTCGCCTATTCGGCGACGTGATGCTTATGCCCTCGACGGGCATGGGTGTTTTCTGCTATTCGCAGACTTGATGCTTATGCCCTCGACGGGCATCTGTCGTTTCTTCTGAAAGAGGCTGTGCCTCATTCAGCAGAGGGGTTTGCAGCAGTGGGGCAGCAGCGTGCAGACTATGGGCAACACTATGGCTCATGGAGCCGACGTTTATGCCTATAGTCTGCATACTGCCACCCCACCTCTGCCAGCATACGACTGTCGTCTATTCGCCTACTCAGCGACTGTTGCTTATGCCCTCGACGGGCATGGGTCTTTTCTGCTATTCGCAGACTTGATGCTTATGCCCTCGACGGGCATGGGCTTCTTCGCCTACTCGGCGACTGTTGCTTATGCCTCTGGCATCTATCGTTTCATCACAGAGAGGGCTATGCCCCCTCCATGATGATTGCTCGCAAGAGTGACACGTCACACTTGCCAGCGACCGCGGATGCGGGGCACACATTCTGACACTCCCACGCTTGCCGACACACTGTTACAAAGAAAAACCCTGACATATTCCGCTATGGCAAGCGGGGCAAGTCGCTCGCGGGCGTAGGGCGGTGGGGGCTGGGAAAGGCGTTGCTTCCCACTTTTCGCGCACGGCGCGGCCCGAAACCCCTCAGAGAATCGGTGTTTCGGGCGTGGGGGTAGTGGAATTTCCTCGCAAAATCCCACTTTTCTTGCCTGTCTTGCCAGAGCAGGCTGCGCTGATGGGCGGCACTTGCCGCCGTTTTGGTGCGACTTGCCGCCAAAATGTGCCATCGGAAGTGTACTTGCCGGCAATGACGCGAGCCACCACAGGCGGCATGGAAAATTGTTTACAAGCGGCCTCGTAGTTTTATCACTCGCGGACAAAGGCTACTTTTGTGCTGGAATCAAGCTAAATGGCATCGTTATGAAACAGAATACAAAAGACTGGATTCAGTACACATCGGCCATGCTGCTCATCGCCAGTGCAGTGGCCATGGCCTTCATATCGTTCTTCATGACGCTGGAGATAGGCGCCGGGCCGCTGACCTACATCGGCGAGGCACTGTCGGCCGCCCTCGGCCTGTTTGGCATCAGCGTCTATGTGGTGAACCGTTTTGGGCAGCTGCGCAACGAGATACACAGCGAGATGGAGCGACTGCGCCGCGAGGAGCACCGCGCACCCGGCGGCAGGAAGGAGGTGGCAGATGAAGCTGAGTGAGATACTTGTGATATTGGGCACTGCCCACCGGTTGCGTGAGCTAGGGAAGCAGAGCCCGGACGGGCGTCTGGGCGAGGCCGTCTATAGCCGTGAACTGTGCCGGGAGATTGCCGTGAAGCTGCGCTCATACGGCATACAAGCGGAGATAGACTTCGAACCGCTCGATCTGGAGAAGTCGATGCAGTCGCAGTCGGTGAAACAGGAGCGCAGCCGCGAGCTGGCCATGCGCGTGAACTTTGTGAACGAGCTGTGCCGCCAGAGAGGCGCAAGGCGCGTGGTCTATGTCAGCATCCATGTGAATGCTTCAGGCAGCGACGGCCAGTGGCACAAGGCCAACGGCTGGCAGGTGTGCGTGGGCTCGAAGGCCTCAGAGCGCAGCAAGATGCTGGCCGGGTGTCTCTTCGACGCCGCCAAGGCCAACGGGCTGAAGATGCGCCAGCCCACGGCGAAGCTTAAATACTGGCCGCAGCAGCTCTACGTGCTCGACAACACGCTCTGTCCGGCGGTGCTCACCGAAAATCTCTTTATGGACAACGTGGATGACTGCGACCTGCTTCTCTCAGACGAAGGGCGCCACGTCATCGAACGGCTCCACGTGGAAGGAATCATCAAATATATTGAGAGCTTATGA